CGCATGTCTGGTGATATGAACACCTCACTGGGTAATTGCGTGTTGATGTGTAGCATGATCCATGCTTATTTGTTACATTGTAACGTGCGTGGTCAGTTGGCCAACAATGGTGATGACTGTGTTGTGTTCATGGAACGGGCTGATCTTTCCAGGTTTTCTGAGAACCTGTTTGATTGGTTCTGGGATATGGGCTTCAACATGGCGATTGAGCCTGCAGTAGATGAGTTTGGCAAGATAGAGTTCTGCCAGTGCAAACCGGTGTTTGATGGTGACAGTTGGACCATGTGTCGCAACCCCGTCAGTTCCATAGCAAAGGATGCTGTTCTTTTGAAATCCAATGTTAGTGAGAACTTCTTCCGCTTGTGGTTGAATGCTATTGGGACGGGCGGCCTCTCCATCGCTGGGGGGCTTCCCGTTTTCCAATCATTCTACCAGATGTGCGTCCGTTCTGGGATTGAGTCGTACCGGGCCAAAGGCTCTGGCAAGATTGTGCGCATGAACACCGACGAGCATTTGCCGTGGTTCATGCGTGAGGTTGGTGTGAAGGGGTTAGAGAAATCTAAACCTATCACTCCTGCAGCCAGGGCCTCTTTTTGGGAGTCGTGGGGATTCACCCCTGATTGTCAGATCGCTCTCGAAAAGTATTACGATTCTCTCTCCGTTCTCGGTTTCGGTGAAGAATGGTCGCCTAGGACCGTCTTCACTGAGGTTGAAGATTGTTAGTAGGTTAGATGGGGTCCTGGGTTAATGAGCCAAAATCAATTTGATGAGCCAATATCATGGTTAAGAGACTGCACAGCTCGCCATTGGTCCCAGGATGAACAGTCCCGTTATGTTGCGGGATCCCATACAAATACAAGTAAATTTAATATTCCAACTGTTTTAAGTGTTGTCAAAAGTATGCGCGTGTTAAGTAGTCCATCACCCAAACAGCCTAAAGATCTCGTGATTCCTGTTACCAGACTTGAAGCTGAACGTCTCTTCCAACAGTTGGTTGATCAACCCAAGACCGCTGCAGTTGCTCCAACTCCCACCGTGTACAAGATGTCGAAAGCCGCTAAACGAGGCATGTCTTCTGCTTTAGTGTCCCAGCACAATGCGCCTGCTGCCCGTGGGGCCAAGATCAACACTGCTAACAAGCCGTTGTTCCGATCTGGCTCTAGGGGCATTGTTGTGCAGCATAAGGAGATGATAGGA